TGGTTTAATAGCCTTGATGATGTACGAAAAGATGCTATGATTGACATTAGCTTTAACCTTGGTGCCACTAGACTTCGTGGTTTCAAGCGCGCATTGGCTGCTATGGAAGCAGCCGACTACAAATTGGCCGCTAAAGAGTTCTTAGATTCCAAGTGGAGTCGGGACGTAAAAGGCCGTAGCCATGAACTCGCAAGCATGATCGAGACTGGCGAATACCTATGAGGTTTGTAAATGCCGCTTCAGAAACTACAGTTCAAGCCCGGAGTTGACCGCGAGAATACTCGCTATGCAGCCGAAGGCGGTTGGTATGAGACCAACAAAGTGCGCTTCAGACGGGGTATGCCTCAGAAGATCGGTGGGTGGGTGCGCCTGTCCAATGAGTCTTTTCTTGGCATCTGCCGGTCTATGCTCAACTGGGTTACTCTCCAAGGCCAAAACCTCGTTTCTGTAGGCACTAACCTCAAGTACTATTTAGAGCGCGGTGGAGCATACTATGACATCACGCCTATTCGGTCTACAGTATCTCTGACAGACCCCTTTGAGACTACCTCCGGCTCTGCCGTTGTTACGGTTACTGACCTTGCCCACGGTGCTTTGGAAGGCGACTTTGTGACGTTTAGCGGGGGGTCTGCGGTCGGTGGTCTTACCCTAAACAACGAGTACCAGATCAGCCTGATCGACGAAGATTCCTACACTATTACTGCCGAGACTACGGCTTCTTCTACCGCTACAGGTGGGGGTTCTGTTACTGCGGCCTACCAAGTCAACACAGGTAACGAGATTGCTGTGCCCTTTACTGGCTGGTCTGCGGGTACTTGGGGTGCAGGCACGTGGGGTTTTGGCGGTACTACTGATGCGCCTATTCGGCTCTGGAGCCAGTCTAACTTTGGCGAGGACTTGTTTTTTACCTACAGAGGTGGCGAACCTTTCTATTGGGACGCTAGCAACGGGGTTACTACTCGTGCTGTGTATGTGTCTTCGCTGTCCGGTGCGTCAGACGTTCCTGTCATAGTTAACAAGGCGTTTGTGTCGGACATCTTCCGTTTTGCGTTTTGCTTTGGTGCGAACGATCTGGGTACTAGCGTGCTTGACCCTATGCTTATCCGCTGGTCTGACCAAGAAGACGTAGCTAACTGGACGCCAGAGGCTACTAACCAAGCAGGTAGTCTGCGGTTGTCACGGGGCAGTGAGATCATTACCGCCATCCAAGCCCGTCAAGAGATTCTGGTCTGGACTGATACAGCCCTGTACGGTATGCAGTACTTAGGCGCTCCAGAGGTTTGGGGTGCGCAGCTTCTTGGCGACAACATCACCATAGCCAGTACTAACGCAGCGGTATACTCAGGCAACATTGCGTATTGGATGGGTACGGATAAGTTCTATATGTACGATGGTACGGTTAAGACCCTACCCTGCTCTGTTCGTAGCTATGTGTTTAACGACTTCAACTTCTCTCAGTACGCCCAAGTTGTTGCCGGTACTAACGAGCGGTTCGATGAGATTTGGTGGTTCTACTGCTCTGCTGAGTCTACTCAGAACGACCGCTACGTGGTCTATAACTACCTGCAAAACATCTGGTACTACGGCACGCTATCGCGCAGTGCTTGGATCGACGCTGACCTACGGGAAAACCCCATGGCGGCTACGTACAGCAACAACTTGGTCAACCACGAGATTGGCTACGATTGCCAAGAAGGTGTTAGCCCCAATCCGATTACAGCTACGCTAGTGTCCTCTGAATTTGATTTGGACGACGGCGATAAGTTTATGTTTGTTAAGAGAATGTTACCGGACGTAACGTTTGATGGTTCTACGGCTGACAATCCCGCTGCTACTATGACGCTATCTCCTCTGGAGAACTCCGGTTCTGGGTACAACAACCCCCTATCAGAAGGCGGTAACAGCAGCGCTACGGTAACTCGTTCGGCCACGGTGCCTGTTGAGCAGTTTACAGGGCAGGTCTTTGTGCGGGTACGTGGTAGGCAGATGGCGTTTAAGATCGAGTCTACTGAGCTGGGTGTGGCTTGGAAACTAGGTATACCACGACTGGATATGCGGCCTGACGGCAGGAGAGGCTAGTGGCTGAGAGACTAGTACAAAAGGTACAGCCACCTGCGCTACCAATACCCAAGGCTAGTCCACTCAAGCAGTATCTGGACGACCTGAACAACATCCTGCGTCTGTTTTTTAACCTGCTGGCGAACGCGGTTAACAACGTATTTGGAGAGCTAGGGGGCCGGTTTATCGACGTGCCCAATGCGTTATACTTCTCCATAGTAGATCAGCCAGTAGCAGTAGTAGATACACCGCAGGTAGTTACGTTTAACCAGACGTACTTAGAGAGCGGGTTTTCGATTAACGGTGCTAGCAATAGCCAGATAACTGCCACATACGGCGGGGTCTACAACTTTCAGTTTATTGGGCAGCTAGCTAGCGGCTCGGCTTCTGCTAAGAACATATACCTGTGGATTTCCCGTGATGGTACTAACTTAGGTTATACGGCGAGAGAATTTGTACTAAAGGGTTCCGGTGAGATAGACGAGGTCATTTGGAACTTCAACTTGGATTTGGCAGCGGATGAGTACATAGAGATGGTGTGGGTGTCTGACGATATAGATGTCACTATGAAAACTGTGGCTCCTGCTGTATCTCCTGCAACCCCGCATCCGGGCGTAACATCTGCTGTACTAACAGTTAACTTTATTTCGGCGCTACCTGAAACGCGCCCAACACCTCCGTAGGTGGGATATGAGTAACCAAACAGATACCATACGACAGATATTTGCTTTGCAGCCAGAGGGTGTGGTTGGTGGGGACATAAACCCGCTTAATATGGAGCTTATAAGAGGGGGCGGCAGCGACTCGTCTACTTTTTTCCGTGACCTTGACTACATGGATATGCTTGAGGCTGCGGAAGACGAAGAGCTGTTTAGGATGTTGGGGGTTAAGGATTCTGGGCTGACTGGCACTTCTAAAGACGTATACGACGCTATATTACAAGCCTCTGCTGCTACCGATACGGCCGGAGAGTATTTAGACGACGTAACCGCTGCACAGCAGGGTGTGGATATTGCTCTAGCGAATTTGAGCGCTAACACCGGAACGGACGTTACCTCGTACGACCCTGCACAAGAGGCCGCAACAGCGGCAGCCATAGGCGACCTCACCACCGCAAAAGAAAACCTCAGAAACATACAACAAGCCGCACTTGACTCTGGTTTAGTTTCCGAACAAGACCTAGGGGCTAATACCCTAACGCAAGACATACTTGATGAAGTTGGAGGGGTTTTAGGCGCAGGTACTCGGGGTTTATACGACGTAGCGTCAAACGTACCTGTAGTGGGAGATTTTCTTGGCGATGCTGTTGAGGGCGCAGCGGATTGGCTTAAGAATATGGAAGGAACGCTGACTGTTAACCCAATAACTGGAACGGTCCAAGGCACTTGGGGAGAAGTTCCCCCGTGGATGGAGAAGCAAACAGTTACCCAAGTCGGACAAATCCCCGGCTCTCAAACTATTGGGGGCGTTACTACGGGCACCATTTTGGATGACTTTATCTCTGTAGGTAGGGGTGAGCAAGACTTAGAAGACGTGTTTGAAGAAAGGGGTGGAGAGATTGCTTCCACCGTGGGGATAGACCCCGCAATAGTAGCTGCGGCCCAAGCAGCGGGTAAGACCGTAAAAGAATTCTTAGAAGACCAAAACGCTAAAGAAACAGCCCTTGCTCCTACAACGGAAGAAGACCCAAAAGAAAAGGAAAAAGCACCGGCCGTAGTGGACCTTAGCGGAGGGCGGGACGATGAAGAGCCTGCTGCACAAGAAGTGGCTACCATAACCCCAAGCACATCTGATGGCACATCTCTCCCCGAAGGCGTTGCGGGTCCTTTGTTTGTCCCCGATACAGAAGTAACGCTAGAGGAAGTGCTGGAAGACCCAATAGATCGCACTCCTACAGGCCGTGAAATAGTGCCCGGATTCCAGCTACCTGAAGAGCCAGTAGCTGAAGAAGTAGACATAGTAGAAGAAGTAATAAAACAAACCCCTACTGAGCGGGAAAGACTGCCCGGATTCCAGCTACCTGAAGAACCAGTAGCTGAGGAAGTAGACATAGTAGAAGAAGTAATAAAACAAACCCCTACAGGCCGTGAAATAGTGCCCGGATTCCAGCTACCTGAAGAACCAGTAGTTGAGCCACCTGTGCTTGAGCCACCTGTGCTTGAGGAAGAGCCAGTAGTTGAGCCACCTGTGCTTGAGGAAGAGCCAGTAGTTGAGCCACCTGTAGTTGAGGAAGAGCCAGTAGTTGAGCCACCTGTGCTTGAGGAAGAGCCAGTATTTGAGCCACCTGTAGTTGAGGAAGAGCCAGTAGTTGAGCCACCTGTGCTTGAAGAAGAACCAGTATTTGAGCCGCCTGTGCTTGAGGAAGAGCCAGTATTTGAGCCGCCTGTGCTTGAGGAAGAGCCAGTAGTTGAACCGCCTGTGCTTGAGGAAGAGCCAGCAACTCCCGAGGTGCCTGAAATACCTACTTCGCCTACGATGCAGGGCTACAGAGCTGTGCAAACAAAGCCGGGCGGGTTAGTAGATATAGACTACTTGTACGACATAGCAGGTCCAAGCATATTTGCCCCTAAAATGCAGGGGGAGGCTGAAGAAGACGTACTTGCTTATCTATACTCTAACCTTGGAGATAGTGGTATAGTGCAGGACTATGATATTGAAGAACTTATTAGGCTACTAGAGAGCCAACGAGGTTAGTATGGCAGACCCCGTAATACCCCAACGCACAGCAATACGTGGCAGAGTGCCGGGTACCTATGATCCTGACCGTCGTCCGGGCAGCAGTGGACAGCGCTACTTTAGCGACATAGAGTACGTTACTAATGTGGATAGCCCCGCTGCGCAAACAGCCGCTAACCTTGCCGCGCAAGGCCGAAGGAACGAGCAAGCCGCTGGGTTACAGGCACTCAACCTGTCTAACTTGGCTAGGCAACAGCGCCCTGCTACTTTCTTACCTCCCGCTGAAGAAGCAGGCATAGCTACGGTAGTCCCCAACCAAACTACGGGGGTTCAGCGCATATACGATTTGCTGGCTGAGTACATTCAGGGCACGCAGTTGCAGCCATACGGCACTGGCGAAACCCAGATGATGGCCCAAGGCGGGCTTGCTAGTGTTGCCCCGAAAGGCATGTACTTAGGCGGCTCTACTGACGGTATGGCAGATCAAATCCCTGCCACAATAAACAACCAACAGCCCGCCGCCCTAAGCGATGGTGAGTTTGTAATTCCTGCTGACGTAGTAAGTCATTTGGGAAACGGTAATTCAGATGCCGGTGCTAAGCAGCTCTACGGCATGATGGACAGAATCCGCAAAGCCCGCACGGGCAGCACTGAACAGGGTAAGCAAATTAACCCTAATAAATTTTTAGCGTGAGGACACGACTATGGCTGATCCAGTAGGACAACCAGCAAGCACTGAAGGTTCCTTAGCTAGTTGGGCCTCCCCCTATGTAACTAGCATGTTAGGTAAGGGCCAAGCGCTTTCCGAGATGCCTTATCAGGCGTACGAAGGACCCTTAACTGCAGGGCAATCTGAGCTTCAGACCCAAGCCTTCCAAGGACTGGGTGCTTTGAACGTGCCTACTACCCAAATGGGAGCCTTTACTCCAACTAGCTTTACCTCTGGCACTACAGCACAAGACTTTATGTCTCCTTATATAAGTGCTGCACTTGAGCCACAGATAGCAGAAGCCCAGCGCCAAGCTGAAATACAGCGCGTGCAAAACGCTAGCCGACTGGGCAAAGCCGGTGCTTTCGGTGGGTCACGTCAGGCTATTATGGAGTCTGAAGGCCAGCGCAACCTGCTTAGAAACCTTGCCGATATATACGGTACAGGCATGCAGCAAGCGTACACCCAAGGTATGGGACAGTTTAATGTTGAGCAGCAGCGTGCTCAAACTGCACAAGACCTTACTAATCGTTATGGTCTATCTGCACTAGCGGCGCAGCAAGTGGGCGGTGGGATACAGCGTGACATCGAGCAGCAAGGCATTGCCGCAGACCTCGGCCAGTTCCGAGAAGAGCGAGACTACCCATACAAGCAGGTTCAGTACCAGCAGTCTCTGCTACAAGGACTGCCTATAGCGAAGCAAGAAACAAGCTATATTGAGCCTAGTGGTCTTTCTTCGTTGCTCGGGATAGGCGGTACGTTAGCAGAGATATACAAAACGATTGAAGAAGGCCGCGCGGCGCGGTAACTAGAGAGATTATCATCATGGCTATGACAGGCGGCATTGGATACGAAATTGACCAGCTAGCGGAGTTGGGCGTACCTGAACTCATGCGTAGGCAGCAGGTTGATCCTCAACTGAAGTACGCACTTGCTCTGCAGGAAGCTACTAAGATGGTAGAGGCCGCCGCCCGTGAGCGTGATATGGCCCAGCCAATGCCTGCTCCTGCTAACGTAGTAGGTCAAATGGAAGCTAACCTTGCCAAACGCCTAGCTCCGGGCGTACAGCAACAAGGCCGCCGTAGCATGCAGATGAGAAACCGTGCCGCTATGGGACTCCCCGGACAGCCTGCCCCTAACATGGCCCGTATGGCTATGGGCGGTATTGTTGGCTACCAAGAAGGTGGCGACGTTATGGTAGGACCACCTGAGCCTAATATGCTGCAGCGTATGGGCCAAGGGCTTAAGAACATGGGCGGCAACATGGCGGAAAGCAGTGGCATACTGCGAGAAGCTAAAGCTGGCATTGGTGTGCCCTACGAGAAGCGAGCAGCAGTCATGCAACAGGTGCGTGAAGAGGTCGCAGCGGAGAGCCAAAACAGAGACCCTAACTTTGTAGAGCGCATGGGTCAGAAGCTTATGGACATGGGGCTTAACGTAGAAGAAAGCAAAGCTATCCTCAAAAAAGTCTACGACGATATGGGTAAGACCTACGAAGAGAAAGCCAAAGGCATGGCCATGGGCGGGGTTGTTAACTACCAAGAGGGCGGTGCTGTAGACATAGACGCACTGCTTGATTCTCTTATGATGGCAGAGAGCGGGGGCAACCCCCGTGCGGTAAGTGAGGTAGGCGCTGAGGGTGCGTATCAAATTATGCCGTCGACAGCAGCTGATCCGGGGTTTGGTGTGTCTCCTATGGAAGGCAGTCGGTTTGACCCAGAAGCTAGCCGAAAGTTCGCCAAGCAATACCTACAAGCAATGATTGACCGCTACGATGGCGATATGGAAGCTGCCCTTGTTGCGTACAACGCCGGTCCGGGTAACGCTGATAAGTTTGTCGCTGCAGGTAAAGACTACGATGTCCTTCCGCAGGCTATGCAGACTAAGCCTTACGTTGAGCGTGTTATGGGGCAGATTAGCCCGCAACGCTCTTACGAACGTGCTCCCGAAGGTGGCTTGTCAACCCTTGCGCTTGATCCAGTAAAACCCCGCCGCTTTGAGGCACCTGCACCAGTTACTGTGCGAGACACTAAAAAAGATGTAGATTCAATGCTGGAAAGAATAGACCCAGCAGCTGCGCCTAAAGAGGCGGATATGGTGCGTACAGTATCTAAGCGAGACGCAGAGAAGCAACGTGCCGTGAACTATTTACAAGGCATTGGTCGCGCCCAAGACTCACAAAGAGACAGAGAAGCAGCAGGCGGCTTGAGTTATATAAAGGCTTTAGCAGATGCAGAGGCTGCACAGAAAGCAAACGCGCTAAGCTACTTGCAGCAGGCGGGTAAGTTCCAAGAAATGCAGGGCGATACAGAAAACATGCTTGCTGCTCTAGACCCTGCCGCAGAAGGTGTTAAAGGGTTCAACGAGGGTGGGGGCGTTACAGGGTTCCTTCGCGACTTGATAGCGCCGGAGCGTGAGTCTTTGGAAGGTGTCGATCTTTCTGTAGTCAGTGAAGAAAATCCTTTGTTAGACGCTGGTATGTCTCCTAGCGAGGTTATAGAGCCGTTTAAAGAAGACCCAGTGGGGGCGACGGCAAACCTTATTTTAGGTGCGTACGGTGGGGCTAAACTACTAAACTTGTCGAGTAAAGCTCTAAAGCCTGTGATTAAACAATATGGCCCGGCAGCGGTACAGAGGGCTAGGGACCTAGCTGCAAAAGCTGTAACTACTCCTAAAATGTCTGGGCCGGGCAGTGCAGTGCGGGGGCCGAAAGGTAGAATGATGTCCGCTGAAAAAGCGAAAAAAGAAGGTCTCCGTTTAAACCGAGAGTTTAGCCCCGGAAGAACAGCTGTTACTGGTGCACTTGCAGCGAAAGTAGCGGATGCCGTACTAGAAGACGAGCCAACTGGGCCTTTAGAAGAAATGACTGTACCAACTAGACAAGAAGCGTTTGCTGATATGTTCCCCGAAGCACTATCTGCTGCGCAAAGGTTTAAAGTACGCAAAGGACTAGGCACTGAGCAATACCCAGAAGGCGCACCGCTAAAGAATCCACCTAAGAAAGGGCTAGCTGGGCTTCTTAGCAGGATCGACATGGACAAGGTAGCCGACGTAGCCCAAGTACTGGGGCGAGGTGCTGGTGCGTCTAAAGGCTTTGAAGCTGCTAAGATTGTAGAGGAAAGCGCGAAGGCTAGGGCTATCCAAGAAGCACGTCAGGACCAACTCGACAAACTCCGTCAGCAACTTGAAGTTGAGCGTGAGAAGATTGATGCTACTAGGGGAGTGGCAGAGTCTAAGGCCCTAGCGGACTTAAGCGAAGAGCAGCGCGAAGCTGTAGGTAAGTTCCTAACGCTACCTGCTACTCAAACTCGTATGATGGAAATACAAGAGCAACTTGGAGCAGAAAGCGTTTATGACCCACGCGTAATTGCGGCGATACAACCAGATATAAACGCGTATTTAAGCGCTATAGGTATGACAGGAAGCGTTGGCAATATGCCGGGACTGCCTGAAGGTGTAACAGTCAAAAGAGTAAACTAGATGGCTACTTTTGAAATACAAATGCCCGATGGCGGCGTTTACCAAGTAGAAGCACCAGAAGGAACCACAGACGCACAAGCATACCAATACGCACTAACCCAAGTACCACCACCCGAACCCGAAGTCGGCATAGGTGAAGCGTTTAGTACTGGCTTTGAGCGCGGTGTGGGTAGGCTTGGCTCTACTGTTACAGACATTATTCCCGCACTAGTGGGAAGTGCTGTAGGTGCTGATGAATACGCTCAGCGTCAATTCCAAGAGGCTGCCGAAAAAGAGGCGGCTTTGCCTGCTCCTATATTCCCAAGCTACAAAGATGTAGAGGGAGTAGGGGACTTTACCAAATTTGTTGCCGAAACTATCGGTGAACAGATTCCTAACCTTGGCGTAGCTCTTGGCACGGCTCTTACAGGCGGCGCGGCCGCTCCTGTTCTCGGTGCTACTCGTGCCGCAGGCCAGTTCGCTGGTGCTGCATTCGGGTCATACGCACTTAACGCTCCTGAAATATTCCAAAATATCTACCAAGAGACCGGAGAGACTGCACCCGGAACAGCCTTACTATTTGGTTCTGCTGCCGCTGCTCTCGACTCTGTCCTTCCTGCTGCTTTAGCTAGAAATATCTCTGGTCCTGTTAAAGCAGAAGTAACTAAGAAGCTGCTAGAAAGATCGGGCATGAACCCCAGTGTGCTGCGGTCGGGTACTACGGGACTGCTTAAAGGGCTAGGCACCGAGGGCCTTACAGAGGGCGCGCAAGAATCTATTAGTATCGCCGCTGAACGACTCATAGATGAGAACCCGGACATCTTTGGTAGCAGAGAGTTTGACCGCATCATGGAAGCAAGTGTCCGAGGTGCTGTAGCTGGCGGCGGCTTTGGTACTGTTGGTGGGCTAACCGAAGGTGCTAGAGAAAAAGGCGAACAACGAAGAGAACTTCGTGAGCTAGAAGAAGCCAAGACGCTGCAAGAAAAAGCGGAAAAGCGCGAGGCAGAGTTAAACAGTATTGTAGATGAGGTTATCTTAGAGCAGGACGAGGCAGCTGCGGCTAGTTTCACAGTGCCTACACAGGCGGCGGCAGCGCAAACCCCAGAGCAGCAAATGCAAGAGTTTGCAGCGCAACAAGACGCGCTAGCCGCAGAAGCTGCAGAAGAAGCTAGGATAGGGCAGGTAGCAGTTGAGGCGCAGGAGGAAGCTGATACGGCTATTGCTAGGCAAGTCGAGGCGCTAGGGGCACAGCGAGACGCTAAAGCGCGAAGAGAAGAAGCCAAACGCCTAAGAGCTATTGGAAGACAAGCTCCTGCTGTAGTGGAGGATGCGCAAAGAGGGTTTCAAGCCGCCCAGTTGGAAACAGAAGTAGAGGTGGAGCAGCCTAGTGCAACGCAGATACCTGCTACCAAAAAAGAATTGCAGCAATGGGGCAGAGAGAATTTAGGAATAGGTCCAACTGCGGCAGTGCTAAGAGAAGATGGACCCCTTGCAGGTAAAGACCTAACGGACCCCGCGCAAGCTGCTGAAGTGCGGGAAGTGCTAACCTCAGTACAAGAGGCTAGTAAAAGCGCCACGGTGCCTGTAAGAATTGACGACTATCTGAAGCAGGATGTGTTTGAAGCCGCACCTGCAACCGCACCTATCGCTGAAACTGTTACAGAAGAAGTAACGCAAGAAGAAGTAGTAGAGCCTGTAGCTGCGCCTGTCGAGCCTACCGGTGAAGCCGCTATAGCTTCGGAACAAGAACAAGCTGCTGAGCTAGCAGCGGCTGTAGAGACAGAAACTACGGATTTTATTAACCGAGAGATTTACGAAGCGAAACTAGCCGCAGGTCGTATCGCCAACGGCAGGAAGCTATCCGGGCTTACTGTAGAAGAGCAGCAGGAAGCGATAGCCGGTAACGTATTCCCCGAAGACACAGAAGTAGTAAAGCAAGCTGATGGCCTGTCCCTAGGACTTTCTAGGCTGCTCAGTGCGTACAGAGGCTACGTTACGGGGGATAACACACAAACGGCTAACCCCGAGGCTGCGCAAAAGTTAGTAGCTCCCATTGAAAAAATAATAGGGAAAGAGCAAGCCGACGCCCTGCTTCCTAGTATAGCCTCTGCCAACCCAGAAGCATTCGCTAACATGCTGTCTCAAATAAACAGCAGAGCAAAAACTTCGGTAAATACCGTAATACGCGAGGAAATACTCCCCAAGTACGGGCGTAAAAACGCGCCCGTCTACAAAGGTGCCGCATTCAGTCCAGAGGTAAGCCAGCTTGCAGAGCGTGGACGACTCGCACCTTTGCTTAATAAGTTGATCCCCAGTCAGTCGCCAGAGATACAACGCATACTACGTAAGATAGGCACGCAAAACCTGCGTACTCGTATTGTTGTTGGTGCTACTCCAGAAGGCACTAGCGGATTCTACGACGCGGCCGCCGACACAATTACGCTCGACCCGACTAACGGCATGAACGAGCACACTGCACTGCATGAGATTACGCACGCTGCTCTGGCGCAGGCGCTTAACAACCCTGACCTACAGATCACCAAAGACTTCTTTGACTTCTACTCCCAGATCGTACCTACGATGGACGGGTTTTATGGTGGGCAAGACTTACAAGAATTTACTGCTGAGTTGGTGGGTAACCCCGAGTTCCAAGCCCTGCTTAAACAAGTCAAAGCGCCGGAAGGCAGCAAGACAATGTGGCAGACCATTATGGACGCCATTGCTAAATTCTTCGGGTTCCGCAAAGGCCAGAGTGCGTATGACAAGGGTCTAGACTTTATAGATAGCCTCCTTGATGTGTCTCAGGGTGTAGAGCCTACGCTTACCGACCAGTTATTCCTCGGTACGCCTAAGATGGGCGTTAATGCTATTGGCGACATTATGACCAGTGGCAAAGAGCTAGCAGGAAAGAAAAAAGAAAGCTTGTTAGATGGGCTTTCTAAGCTTGGCACTACTAGCGGAGGCGGAAGAATACTTAGCAACGCCCTGCGTGCCCTTCGACTTAACGACTTAGTTAAACTATACGGCGATAAAATACCTGCTCTTGGAGGGCTGCGCGACGCTATCCTACAGCGACAAGGTGCTGTGGAGAAGGCTAGAAAAGCGGTGCAGCTTAAGTACATAAGCTTTAAAAAGATAGTTAAGAAGAAGCCTGAGCAAGCAGAAAAGCTAGCAGAGCTGGCCTCTGAGGCACGGCGGGAAGGCTTTGATCTTGTAGGTGTAGACCCCGAGTTCGATGTAAACGAGCTATCTACTGAGCAGAAAAGAAAGTTCAACGCTATGCAGCGCCGTTTGCAACGGTTGGACAGCGATGTGCAGGGCATGTACAAAGATATGCGCGAAGATTATCGGCGCATGTACGACCAGTACAAACAATATGTTTTAAGCCAAGTTACCGACGGTAAGAAACGAGCGGAGCTAGAAGCTAGATTCCTACGAGAAGCATCGGCCCCCGGCTATGTGCCGTTCTTGCGGTTTGGCGATTACTTCCTAGACTACACTGACCCTGCTACAGGTGAGCGAGCGTTTGAGGCGTTTGAATCCCCCCGCAAAAGGCAGCAGTTTATAGAAGCAAACAGAAACAGAATCCAAGACGAGAAGCAGTTTGACCGCACTGCTAATGCTGTGTTCAATAAGGCAGATTTTCCTCCTACTAGCTTTGTAGGACAACTGATGGACGCCCTCCCTGCGGAGCAACAGTCTATCGTGTACGACCAACTTCTAAACCTGTACCCCGAAAACTCTTTTATCCAGCGTACCCGTAAAGCGGACCTGATAAAGGGGGAGACTAAAGATTTAGTCCAAGGCTATGCGGATACGATGCTGAAGTGGGCTACGAAGCAAGGTAACTTGGAGTACTTGCCTGAAATACAAAAGAACATGAACGACATAAAGAGTGCAAAGGTTACCGGTGTTGAAGCATCAGTAGTTGAAGAAATAGGACGACGAGAAGGGTTTATTTCTAACCCCACTTACGGCCCAATGACTTCGTTCTTTGCCACTTCTGCCTACAACTTATTCCTGACAGGCAACGTTTCGTCAGCCATTGTTAACTTAAGCGCCGTGCCTTTGTTGTCTGGCCCTCTGCTTGTGGGTGTCTACGGATTTAGAAAAAGTAATGCTGCACTGCTACGCGCCATGCGTGTGACTAAGCCTAGTCTTAGTGAGTGGAACTCTGATACTCAGACCTTTGAGCCGGCATGGACTAAAGACCCTAAGTATGCAAGTTTGGTCGAGGGGTTAGACGCCATGGGGCAGCGTGAGCACACCATGCAGCGTGAGATACTGGAAGGCTCTAGGCAAAGTACCCAAGACTATGACGCCCTAGGCGCCAAGGTAATGAACATTGCTAGCTTGCCCTTTACAGAAGCGGAAAAGTACAGCCGTGCTACTACAGCAGTGGCAGCATACGATCTGGCTAAGGCAGCCGGCAAGTCGGACGCACAAGCGGTAGAGGAAGCAGTAAAGTTAACCATGGATGTACATACTTCTGGTATGGCAGCTGAAGGCCCTAGCTTGATGCAAGGTAACCTTGGTCGTGTGATGTTTACGTTCAAGAGCTTCATATGGAACAGTGCTGTTATTACAGCCATGGCAACTAACAACGCGTTGCGCGGAGAAGGAGAGATACGCTCGATAGCGCGTAAACAAGTGCTTGGTATCTACGGCATGAGTGCAGCTATCGCGGGTATTAACGGTCTGCCTTTCTACGGTGCGGCTGCTACGCTCGCAAACATGATGGCGGCTCTGCTCGGTGATGATGACGAACCGTTTAACGCAAAAGAGGAAATGCGTTCGTTTACTAATGAGTTCTTATACAAAGGCCCGCTGAACTACATAACTAACCTAGAAATATCTAACCGTGTCGGTCTGGCTAATGGATTGCTATTCCGAGAAGACCCGTACAGTATTGAGCAGAACGGTTACGTTATGACCGCCATCATGCAAGCTATGGGACCTGTGGGAAGCTACGCACTGAACATAGAGCGCAACGCAGGGCGGTTGCTAGAGCAAGGTGAGTATGGTCGATTCTTTGAATCTATTTCTCCTAGCGCCCTACGCAACATACTCAAGACCGGACGCTACATACAAGAAGGCGCACGTACTATAGATGGAAAGCCTATTGTTGAAGACTTGAACGGGTACAATCTAGCCTTACAAGCGTTTGGTTTTAGCCCCGCTGATTTGTCTAGCCTGTATGAGAACCGCGCTGCGGCCCTTAACTACCAGTCACAAGTGCGTAATAAGAAGCAAAAAATACTCAAGAAGTACTACATGGGTGTAACTACAGGCGATAGTGGCCTAATGCGCGAAGCACTGCGTGAGTTTAGCGAGTTCTCCCGCAACTTCCCCGGACTTGTTGGGCCTGACACGCTAGAGCGGTCGTTTAAGTCTAGGCAGGCATACGAGAAAGACTTAGTACTGGGTATGAAGTTCGACAAGGGGCTGCAGAGCAGGCTTAACGATAAGTTCTTGTCTGAGTTTATCGAGCCTTAAGCTCTCCATACCCGGATACCCCGCACCCCGTCCTCAATGACTACTTTAGTAACCACTTTAAACTTAAAACGTTTGGTTTCCTTTAGTATGTCTTTGCGGGCGGAGGGGGGATGCAGGCAGGGTATAAAGAACGACCACCCTGCCTTGAACTTGGTCCAGTTAATCTGGTAGTTCACTTTCTCCACTAGCATCGTCTGCTTCCTTAGCTATAGCGTTCGTGCCAATGAACTCTGGGTGAGAAGAATCAAACCAGACACAGCGAGTAGCACTGGTTGTCATAGCCATACCCTTACCCATGTTCTTGTTGTGAGTCCGAATCACACAGCCTTTGTTAGCCAAGTCCTTAATAGTTGAGTCGTAGTTAACCTGCCGCTTGTTTAAGAAGTCTCTTAGCTTACCCGATGCTATGTAGATAATCTGCGCGTCTGGCTCTTCCCGAATATAAAGCGCACCGCGTGGCTCCAGATAAGGGCGCTTGCTTTTACCTGACCGTGCGTCTGCCTCTGCGTCAATAGACAATATGTTTTGCGTGTGCTCGTTGATGAACTCACCTATCAATGCAAAATTGTCGCTGACTGGAGCAATGGTAGTCTCTCGTAGCTTCTTAACCGCAGGGCCTGCTTTGCGGTAGATACGCCCCATATCAAGCTCGAAGATACCCGCCTCCATTGCAAGTACACCCCCCGCTAAGTTACAGGCTGTAGCTGCCGACCAGTTACGCTCTCTCTGAGTTAGGCTTAGCTCTTTGTCTAGCTTTGCCTGCGTTTCTAAAATAGTATTTTTGCAGTGCTCAGGGTTAGCCATGACGTATCGAACGAACGGCTCTACAGCGTGCCCGAAGTTTTGGCTGAGTTGATGGTCAAACATCTGCTTGCCTTCTTCGGTAGAAATAATGCTTGTGTCTTGATAGTCGATAGAAAACTCTAGTATTCGCATTAGCTCACCGTCAGGCGAGTTTTTTGTGTTCATCAGCTTTTGATAAAACGACGCATTCGAGGATGACAAGGTTATGTTGCGCCACGTGATCTCGTTTTTGCGGTTGGCGTTCATGTGGAAGTGGGCTTTCTCTTTGCCCCTGCCTTGCGACGCAGCGTAGGCAAACTTGCCTATGTCCTTGTCTTCTATGTTTGTCATCTCGTCTATCGTGTTGACTATGTTGTTGAGCGTGCCTAGCTTGTTTATGCGGCCTGTAACCGTGTCGTCTGGCGTGCCTAGTAGCATCTCGGGGTCACCGGCTATGCTGTTTGCCATACGCAGGATGGTTGTCTTACCCGTACCTGCTTTGGGGTGTACCAAGTTTATGATCGCACCTTTCTGCCCCGTGAAGTTAAGCAAGATTGAGCCAAACCCGCTGAGCGCAGCGAAAGCGTGCATCTCAAGTCCCGGCCTGTTGTACAGCTCAAACACTTCCCGCCACTTTTCAAACGACCCACGTGGCTCTAGGTAGTCACTATAAGTAGATGTAACGGAGGAAGGCGGCGAGTGATATACACCGTCTACACGTATCTCCCGTTCCCCCACAATAAAAGCTGTGTGGTTCTCTGCCCAACCAAATTGAACTCGCATTTTGTCTGCCTTGTTTTCTGTGGATAGCGCTTTAATAGAGTCGATTACATACTTATGCAAGTAGGGAGTAGTCTTCTTGTCTGATAAAACACCATTCTTTGCCAATACCTTAGTCAGCTCTCGTGAGTCTAACTGCTCGTTTTTAATGGTAAACTTGCGCACCCCGTCTTTTGGAAGGTGTACTGCAGCAATAGCAACGTCGCCATCCGTCGGGTCAGTCATGCGCTGCTCTATGTAAAAGTCGTACTCGTATACAAACTGGGCTTGCTCTCCGTCCTCAGACTGCACGTAGATGCCGCCATTCTCCCCCCAAACGTAAGGGTGCCGATACTTAATACCTTGCGGTGTGTTCTTTGCTTTCTTAAGAGTTTGCCCAAGAACTATGGGGCTTTTTACTTTTCCTTTGTGCGGACAGCCTTTACAACCTTCTGGGTTGTTAGCTTCAAACTCAGCACAAGAGTGCGGGCCTTTTATGCCCTTCATCTTTCTCTCAGTTGCTTCAGGGCTGTAGTCTGGGTGCCCCTGCGATATTATGTTAGCCGCCTTAATATTGTCTTGGCAGAACTTAGCGACAGACAGTGCGTCAAACCAACGTGGCTCCGCAAGAGTTTCTCTGCTGCGTATGCAGTCCTGCAGCTGTAAGCAGCCGTCCGCACGTGTAACTATTTTCTTGAACACACTAGTGTAGTTCTTGCTTAGCAGCTCTTGCAGTGGGTCTTTGGCCAGCGGCTTTCTTTCTACTTCTTCTGCGTTTGGGTCTACCCCAAGTATCTCTCTGATCTCTTCGGGTGTAACCCGGTTGGTGCTTGGGCGTAATACAGATACTGGAGCAGGAGGATCGTACTTTTGATTGAAGGTCCCGGGCATCCGTAAAACACGGGATGCGTCGAACACTCGTTGGTCAGCGTAAAACTCTTGTGTGACACAGATTTGCTTTAAACGTTTGCAGATAGGCAGCCACTGTGACCGGGGTACTTCTTCGGTAAAAGCCCAGTACGCGTGTATGCCACCTCCAGAATCTATTACAGCGGGGAAAGGAAGACCTACGGTCTCACAAAACTTCTTAAGTGCTAGCTGCGCATCTTTCTTAGTTTCGTACCCTTGGGGCTGGCCAGTAGATGATTCTATGCTGTTGGCCTTCCCCTCTCCGCAGTCTATATCTACCCAAATAGACTGTAATGATTCTACGTTTGTTGCTTCTCTGCTTCCGGCTTTCTCTAATTTACCGAGCATGAAGTAGACATCCTTACCTTGCTTAACAAACTTCTCAGCAAGAACATCTACCTGTGCCCTATCATCAGTAAATTCAGAGTGAAAGCCTGAGCCTGCGCCAACCACACAGTAGTAGCCGCCCGTAGGGACAACATAGTCTATGAGGTTGAAGTCAGTCATTTTTTATACTCTACTATTAGCTTCTTGATTATTTCTTCTAGTTCTTCGCTTGGCTCATGTATGCCGTTAAACCAGTTGTAGACAGCCTGCCGACTGACCCCCAGCCGGTGTGCAACTTCAGTAACGGACACTTCTTTTGAAATGCACACGCGACCTAGTTTTACACCTAGCATGGAGCCGTCGGCCTGCTTGTTTAGACTACTGAGCCGTTTAGTGTAGCCATAGCTCATTAGTCTTCGTCACCCCATATGTCGATGATGTCAGCCATTTCTTCGTCGTCTGCCGGTGCAGCTTCTTTCTTTTTCTTACGCTTAACAGGCTCAGCGACTTCTTCAGCTTCGTCTTCTTCAAAAGGGTCAGCTTGCTTAGGGACTGCTGCCTCGGCTTCAAACACGTCGTCATCGTCGTCTGTTGCTGCAGTAAACATGCTCTTAGCGTCATCGGCAGTGAAACCCTCAGCTTCCTCGAAGGGAGAAGCAGGCTTGTAGGGCAGATACTTGAGCACTTGTACACCGCGCAAGCGAAGTGAAACACCAGTAGTGGCCATCTTGAACGGGATCATCTCGACCGCTACATTTACTGTACTACCAGTAGTGAGCATAAAGTCCTCACCGAGGCGGTCGTTCTTCGCGTCAAACTGAGCAGGCGGCTCGGTTGCGTTGCCGCTGTACGCTGCCTTAAGGCTTGTCTTGCCTACAAAAGTGCCGTCTTCTTGCTTCTTGAAAGGCATCTCTAGTTTCTTGGGCCA